AATACCACCAAAGTTCATATCTTCATTTTTACCTGTTTTTATATTGAACAAACGAAACTTCATATCCAGTGTGAATAATTCAACATCTATGAGTACATTAGACGCATTTTTTATGTTTTTACGTTTAGGTATTAACGAGTATCTACGTGTAACGTGATACCCTTTTGATTTTTTACTTGTAGCCGAGTTTAATCCTATATATTTCGAAACTTTATAAGCCCAATTTGTTCTGAATGCCGCATTATTTAAGTTATATTTTTCAATATTTTTATTCGTAAAGTATTGGTTAGTTTCTTTAAGAACAGTATTTATAATTTTATAATTATCACGTTGTGCTATTTCCCCAAGTTTATTCCATAATAAAAGTTTAACGGCTTGTAATTTACCAAAATATTTATCATCCGCTTTCATTTTGGGTACAAATTTAGTGTCAATATCCGATGTTATAACTTTATCTTCTGCTTGTAAATAGAAATTAACAGCTTCACCACCACTTAAAACTAAATCACCCATGGGTTTTAAGAATTTTGTTAGATCGTCTATTATATCAAGTAATAAAGGACGTATCGATTCTGTTACGAGTACTTTAGCAGCTTCTTCAAAAGATTCTTTATTATGAAGCCTGTTTACTCTAGATCTAAATTTTTTTATATTATCCTGACTATACACTGAAATATACTTGTACAAAATCTTATCACCAAAACATACTTTCTTTTTTACCCATTCTTCTATATTCTTATCCGTATAATCGTTAAACAATAAATATAAATTTTTAGGTAATTTTTTCACTATTTTTACTTTGGTATTTACCATTATTATATTGTCTATATAATAATATGGATTGTCAGAGTGAAGAACATAAATGTGACGAGTTATATGGTGAGTGTAGGTGTTATGCTGATGTAAATACAAAAAACCCAGGATCGGAACAGGTTTGTGGTATACGTAAAAAGGGATATATTATACCATGTAAAGCTGGTTGCTGTGATGGTGGGTGCCCTGGTCAATGTTTAAACGCTTTTAAACCAAGACAACCTTACGCTTTTGGTAAATTATATCCAATGAGTTTAGATAAGTTAATTGGAAATATGATATGTATTGCTATATTATTGGTTTTAATATCTACATATATTCTTATACTAAAAAGAACTTAAAGATACAAAGTGTATAATAGATATAAAATGTCTATTGAATCCATACTCGAAGAAATTACCGCTCTGCGCTCTGAAGTTAAATCTCTTTCTAAAATCTGTAGAAAGATTAAATCTAAACAAGATGACCCAACCGGTGAAAAAGCCGCGTCCCGTGCTAAGAATAACGGGTTTAATCGCGAACAACAAATTTCGGAAAAGCTCCGTAATTTTCTAGGACTCGAAAAGGGTAAACTTGTTTCTAGAAGTACGGTTACTCGTGCAATTAACACGTATGTTACTGCTAATAATCTTAAACACCCAGATAACGGGCGTATTCTCGTTTTGGATGATAAGCTTAAGTCTCTTCTTGAACCACCGGCAGATGTTCAAATTACATTCTTAAATTTGCAGAAATATTTGAGTCCACATTACACAAAAGTAGAACAATAATAATCTAAGTGAATAAATTTACTTAAAAAAATATATACATATAATAACAATTAGCAATGATAATTGATAAGGAATCTATTGAGAACCTTGTTGGTACAAAAATATCTAAGATAGATTTGTACCAAAAAGCATTTACACACAAATCTGCATTAAAAGATAATGATTCTTTGGAAGGGTCATTTGAAACACTTGAGTTTATAGGGGATTCTGTTTTAGGTTTTGTTATTACAAAATTTCTGTTTGATCAATATGAAAATAAACAAGAGGGATTTCTTACAAAAGCTCGTACAAAACTCGTACGTGGTGAAACACTCGCTAATATAGCATCAAAACTTGAATTATATAAATGGGTTCAAATGGATGAAAAAGGAATGCGTAATGGATGGAATAAAAATCCTAAAATTCTTGAAGATGTATTTGAATCTTTAGTGGGTGCTATATACATGGATATTGGTTTATTACATGCAAAACAGTTTATTCTTAACATATACAAAAATCCTACTATGGTTGATATGAATTGTATAATGATCGATGATAATTTTAAGGATCATCTCATGCGTTATTGTCAAACTAATAATTTACATTTACCCGAATACAGAGTTGTGTCACATGACAATGGTATATTTTTTATAGATGTATTCGTCGATAATGTTTTTTTGGGACGTGGGTGCGCAAAAAATAAAAAACAAGCTGAACAATATGCAGCTAAATATTTTTTTTATCCACCACAACTCATGTATAACACTACTTAAACAATAAGGACACTTAATTAATTATAATGAGTAAATTTTTAAAACCCTGCTTGTATATAGCTGGTGGTATATTTAGTATTATTTCTAGTATAAAATTAATTATATGGTTGGATAGACGTGGTGATTTACCAAGATTAGGTACAACTTGTGATAAAAATGAAGAAGATGATACAGAATCTTCTTCATCCGAAGAAAATATCATTATAAAAAGAACATTAACATCTCGTATGGGTGCGTTTGAAAAAGAAGAATCGGTGAAGCGTGTTAAACCCTTTTCTCATATGAAAAAAGAAGAACTTGTGGAAGCGTGTAAAGATAGAAATATAGATTATAATGGTACAGTTAGAATTTTAAAAACCAGGCTTAAAAATTACGAGACTAAGTAATTTAGTATGCATCTCAATGTCAAAAAATGGTTAGAATTTGAGTATGCGCCACAAAAATCACAAGAATGGCTTGATCTTAGAATGGGTATGCTTACAGCGAGTGATGTTGCATCGGCTATAGGTGTGAATAAATATGAAACACCGAATCAACTTTTATTGAAAAAGTGTGGTAAAGGTCCAGTTTTTACAGGTAATGAAGCAACACGACATGGTGAAAAGTATGAAGATGAGGCGCGTATACTTTACGAAGAACGTCATAATGAAGTTGTTCATGAATTAGGCTTATGTCCACATCCCAAATATTCTTTTTTAGGTGGTAGCCCAGACGGTGTAAGTGAATCAGGTAAGTTAGTAGAAATTAAATGTCCGATGATGCGTGAAATAAAACCAGAAGTACCTGAACATTACATGCCACAACTCCAGCTATGTATGGACATTTTGGATTTGGAAGAGGCTGATTTTATACAATATAAACCAGGCGATTTTAATTGGCCTAAACCAGAAGAGTTTGTAGTTGTTAATGTTAAACGTGATAGAGAATGGTTTGAAAAGTATCTTCCAGTTATGGATGAATTTTGGCAAAGAGTTTTATACCACAGGGAACATGGTATTGAGGAACCCAAACCTAAAAAACCTAGGAAAAGGAAGGAACTTATAAGACCAGAATGTCCTATATATACTGATTCAGATGACGATTATTTTAGTGAGTAACTATAAATGAACAAGACTGTATTATATAGTACTATATCTCTTACACTTATTATCACATTGGTATATGGTTATATGTATTCTAAAATGAAAGACGATTTTGGGTTTACAGAAGACCCTCTCGATCCGTATTATTTTTCACTAATGACGATGAGTACGGTCGGTTACGGTGACTTTTCACCAAAAACACAACGTGCAAAGGCTCTTGTCATGACACATCATACAGTTATATTAACAGAAATTGCCGCTATAATTAGTCAAGTAATTTCGAAATAAAAAAAATAAATAATTTCATGTTCAAATTTAACAGAATTTGAACATGGAAAATATTATCAGTGTATAGTAATATAATAATGAAAGGTTGTGCGATAGGTGATAATTCTGTATTTGATATAGATGTCGAAGGGTGTCAGCCCGTGAGCGAAGATAAGTGTAAATCTGGTTTTCAAGTTTTATCTAAAGATATAAATACACCAAAAAATTCGTTAGATCAGTGTTGTAAATGTAAATCGGGTAAACCGTGTAATTACTGTTTAGATTCAGGAAACTGTTCGGAAGATGAAAAAACAAAATACGTTTCCCAATTACCGACTTGTTATGCGAATTTAACAGACGATGCATCAACAAGTGCGTCACCATCGGGTGTTGATAGCGACGATGTTGACAATTTACAAGAGAAAAGAGATGAATTTGAAAATAATACATACGAAACGTTAAAAGATAGTGATGAAACAACTAAATCTTACAAAAAAGAACAAAAAGCTATCGAAGAAGAAGAAGGTGGTTCCTCATTTATGTTAATACTATCCGTTATATTGTTACTTATAGTACTTGGTGGTGGATTTTATTTTTATACCCAAAAATAAATATCAGGGTAATATAAATGCAAACATTTGGATCAAGAGCTGAAGTATTACACGGAACTGCTTTAAAAACGACAGGCGGACTTGAAAAATCTGACCTCATGCAAGATAAATATGGACGAATCGTCAGTAAAACTGCGCGTAAATCTGCAATCGAACGCATGAAAAGAGAAGGTAAAAAAGCACTTGTCAAAGTGTTCAAGCCAAAAAAGAAGGGATTTGGGCTTCAACCAAAGGAAGGTACAAAAAAATACAAAACACTGATTAAGAAAATGTTGTAATAAAGTAATTAATAATGACACTCACTAAGTGGAATGAATCTGTTAGAATAGCTAAAATTAAATTGGGTTTAGATCCTAAGTCTTATACAGTTATATCAGGTAAATTACTTAAGGAATCTCAAGCTATTTACCAAATGCTTATACTAAACGAAAAAACTACAAAATAAATTGAAACCCCTTGAGTCTTTGTGGTTCATAAACGACTAAAGAATTAAGTTTCCAAGAAATACCGAATTTTCTATTCAAGAAATATACACTGTTCATTTCAACGATGGCGGTCCCTGAATTTCTTGCATATAACTGATTTTTAATTTCGTCTACCATTGGTTTCTTTTCCTCGTTATAAACGTTTGGTTTAACTTTATCGTCTATTGTCGAATCAACCTTAACACGAAACTTCGGTTCTCGATCCGGGGACTCTTTTATATTTGAGTAAAACATTGTTTTTAGTTCTTCTACACCTATTGGTCTACCGAATATATCTTCACTTTGTTCGGATACGGATTCAATAACTTTATTTTCGAGATCACGCATATGATTGTAGAATTTTTGTACAAAATTCCCATCCTCATCCCACCCTTTCATTGCAAAATCAATGTTATACTTTGTTGGTCCAATTTCCGGTGTAAACCCGGAAATACCAAAGGGCATATACATACGTGGAAAAATTATTTTCATAGATTTATCTTCTATGTTACAAAGTGATATCTTCCTACCGTCGTAATTAGAAACTTTCAGAATATCTTTTGCATTTATAAACTTTGACATTATATGAACTAACTTTATAAATGTATATGTACTTTAAACTTTAAGTATAATATTACTTATTAAGATTTTTTAATTGTTTTGTAAGCATTTTGATATTATCTTGTTTTTGTGCTATTTGTAATAGTATTTGTGCTTTCTGTTTATTTATTTTACTTAGTGGGTATTTCATATTAGTATTTTTCTGTATTTTTTTTGAATTAATATTACGAACTTTAAAAGTATTCATTTTAATATACACTGATATTATTTTTTTATTTTCTTTGATAATGCTTTGTTAACATTGTTTCTTTTTTTACTCTTTTTACTAGATGGTGATGGTAATGTCGATAAAAAATTAGTGATAGCAGTTTTTAAAGGACTTGACATTTTATTTACTACTCTTTTACTAAACCCCGGAGAAGTAGGTAATCTTTTTAGATTGTTATTTTTATTTTTTTTTGGTGTTGTTGTCATTTATATTACTTTTTATTATTATTTTGATTTTGACTTGAAATAATTCCAGATGCCCATCCCCACATACTTGCTAAAATTCCTGGACTTAATTGATTTCCCTGTGGGTTTGTACGACGACGTTGACGTCTTGGTGTCCGATTTTTTGGTTTCTTATTCAAAACTGATATAGGGCTAAATTGATTATTATTATTTGAATTTGAATTCGTATTATTATTTCTAGCACGTCTCGGCATTTATATATTATGATATTTTATATACCATAAAGTAATGAATTGGTTAAGACTCAAGATCATAGAGATACACGTTTCGTATATGATGATGAGGTATACGATGAATAAAAAAATATTTAGGCAGAACACATAGAACACTCTGCTTCTAAACTAAACTGGATCGGTCGCGATTTCGCTTTACTTCTAAGGTAATACATACCCGTTTTCAAACCTTGTTTCCATGCGTACATGTGCATAGACGAAAGTTTTGAAACCGTCGGACTCTCGACGAATAAGTTCATACTTTGACTTTGGTCTATATATACACCTCTATCAGCAGACATATCAATTATTGTTTTTTGACTCATTTCCCATACCGTCTTATACAGTTCTTTGAGTTCGTCGGGAATATCAATAATGTTTTGAACGGACCCATTTGCCTTAACCATGAGATCTTTCATTTCTTTTGACCAAAGTCCTATTTTCTTCAAATCGTTAACTAAATGTTTGTTTACAACGACAAATTCACCCGCAAGGGTTCTTCTCAAATAAATGTTTGTCGTGTATGGTTCGAAACACTCATTGTTACCCAAAATCTGAGAAGTAGAAGCTGTAGGCATTGGTGCGAGTAAGAGACTGTTTCTCGTACCCTTTTTAACGAGTTTGCGCATATCATTCCAATCGTATCGACCACTGAATTGTGGTTCACGATCCCACATATCGAATTGGAGAATACCTTTACTGAAAGGTGACCCCTTAAACGTTTCATACGCACCGTACATTTCGGAGAGTTCACAAGACGACTCGAGAGACGCATGGTATATTGTTTCGAAAATGTCACGGTTAAGTTTTTTCGATTCTTCTGAACCAAATGTCATTCTAAGCATAATGAACACATCGGCGAGACCTTGAACACCAATACCGATTGGTCGGTGACGTATATTCGACCGCTTACCATTTTCAGTAGGGTAAAAGTTTTTATCGATAACCTTATTCAAATTACGTGTAACCATTTTCGTGACGCGGTGTAATTCCTCGTGGTTAAACTCTTTATTATCAACATCAACGTATTTTGGTAACGCAATAGAGGCAAGATTACACACAGCAGTTTCGTCCTTATCTGTATACTCTAAAATTTCTGTACATAGATTTGACGATTTAATAGTACCTATATGCTTGTGATTTGATTTCTCATTACACGCGTCTTTGTAAAGCATATATGGTGTCCCCGTTTCACTTTGCGACTTAATAATGGACTTCCAAACTTCTACTGCTGGTATGGTTTTTGTTGCGAGACCCTCGGTTTCATACTTTTCGTAAAGTTCGTCGAATTCTTTACCGTAAACGTCTGATAAACCTGGTGCCCTATCTGGACAAAACAAAGACCAATTACCGTTAGATTCGACTCGTCTCATGAATAAATCGGGTATCCACATAGCTGAGAAGAGATCACGACATCTCGCTTCTTCGTCGCCCTGATTGAGACGAATTTCGAGAAAATCCATAATATCGGCGTGCCATGGTTCGAGGTATACGGCAATGGATCCTTTTCTTCTACCGGCTTGGTTTACGTATCTCGCGGTTGAATTATAAACTCGTAACATTGGGATAATACCGTCAGATGTACCATTTGTTCCTCTAATGTGTGATTTATTCGCTCTTACATCATGAACATGTAAACCAATACCACCAGCCCATTTGCTTATACGCGCACATTCTTTTACAGTATCGTAAATACCATCGATACTATCTTCTTTGTTTGCAATTAAGAAACATGACGACATTTGTGGCCTGTGTGTCCCCGCATTAAACAAAGTCGGTGTCGCGTGAATGAATAAACCCCTAGATAACGCGTCATACGTTTCGAGAACATGGTCTATATCGTGACCATGAATACCAATAGCTACACGCATGTATAAATACTGAGGCGTTTCGATAACATCACCATCAATTTTTTGTAGGTATCCCTTTTCTAAAGTTTTTAGACCAAAATACCCAAATTCAAAATCACGTTCATGTTTAATATCTTCTTTAACCTTTGAAGAAACTTCTAATACTTCGTGTGTAATTATACCAGCTTTATGGAGTTTACGCATGGCAATGTGAAAATTATTTGCAGCACGTTTTTGAATATTACTTGCAACAATACGAGTTGCTAAAATTTCATAATCGGGGTCATTGGTTATTAAACCAATACAAACTTCGGAAGAAAGAGTGTCTATTTCATGAGTTTTAATTTCATCATACATAGACGAGAAAACTTGTTGTGCTACCATTGTTATATCTACATTTTCTGAAAGTTTATTTGTAAGCTTTGAAATCCTGTTGGTGACCTTGTTAAACTTTACGTCTTCAACACGACCGGAACGTTTTATTACTCTCATTATTTGAATTTAATTATACTGTATTTTTTAAATTGTTTATTTTATTTGCACTGGAAATCTGCACTCCGAACAGTGACTGGACCTTTTGTTTCAGCTAATCTATTGGGCTGAAGAAGGGACGAGTTTACGAAAAATTTACCATCTTTATCACCAACCTTCGCGACTGGTGGGTATGATGCAACAAAACATGTTGGTGGTTGGCATATCGGTTTTTCATAATTGCTTGGTTTAATATTATATGCTAAATCAAAATCGGCTGAGGCTATCATTTATATTTACTGATACTTTTTTTCCAGGACTATATTAAATGTGTGACGCTCTTCACATAAATTCTCTCAAACAGTGCCCAACGCCTTTGAATACATTGTTCTTTTCTGAGTTCAATATGAATATTCTTCAGCGCGCTATTCGTCAAAAGTTTAAAAATAAAACTGGAGTTGCTATTGATTACCAAAATTCGAACGATTTGTATAGTATAATGCGTGTTGTTTTTATTAACAATGCTGGTAATCATCAGGCTAATGTTCAAGAACAAGTAAGAACAATGAATGATATTGTTATTACCACAGCAATTGGTCAAATTCAAACAGGGGTTTCGCAATACATAGGGTATATACACGATATTGATTCTACTGCAATGCCTATTGATAGACCTATAAATACAACAAATTATGGTAAAAAGTTTGGTAAAAACGAAAAAATAGGTTTATAATTTACAACACGTCGTTTTAAGTGTTATATAATCTACTGAACCAACTATAATAACAGTTTCTGCTAGTATTATAGTTAGTAAGTCTAATATGTTACTATGTTACCTAATAATAGTACATATTTAATATTGAATAGCGTATCCCTGTCCTTCATCATCTTCATCTTCTATTTCATATGAACTACTGGACGGAGATGATGGCGAGGGCGAGGGCGAGGGCGAGGGCGAGTACGAGGGCGAGGGCGACGCTGATGCTGGTGCTGGTGCTGGTGCTGGTGTTGGTGTTGGTGCTGGTGATGGGCTGGACAACGTCGAATAGTAATAGTATATCCCCCCACCAAATAATACTGAAATGACTATAGCCATCATGACTAATACGGGCATTGGTAACATATTGTTTTAATACATACATATATTTTATTAATTTGAAGAGCATAATGGTGATGTACCGTATATTTTCGATTGTTCAGATGGTGGTGACGTCCCCATACATTCCCCTAACGTAAGATGGTATTGTGCTTGTAATTGATTATGTGATAAAAACCGTGTAGGGCCCGGTTGAGTTGATGAACTAGACGCAATAGCGTCCTCCTCGTCTTCGTTGACACCCACTCCTGAATTATCATTCACCAAATCACTATTGATATTAATTCCGGTCCGTGGTCCTGGTCCTGGTCCTGGTCCTGGTCCTGGTCCTGGTGCTGGTGATGGACACTGATATGCGCGAGTATCTGAAGGGGAAGCCATTACCTTTTCCCATTCTTTATTATATTCAGTATTTATTTTAGATTTGGAGTTATTAGGTACATTAATATCGAATTTTATATATTTTCTTTCTATACCTAACTCATTCAAATACTTTAATAAAATTAATTGACTACCTTTAATACTCATATTTACACCAGGTTTTATAACGAACCATCTTTCTGTAACGCTTTTACAATTTTCCGCAGTTATTTTAGGTTTGTAAGCTAATATACCTTTTTCTGAGTCGATTGTTTGTTTACCATCTTCATCTTCGTATATTTTAGCAAATTCATAAAAATCAGTAAGGTATTTAAGATCATTTTTTAAATTTGGTTTTTGTTCTAAATCATTCCATAAAATTTCCAAAAAATCATCACCTTTATAATTTTTATAACCTGTAACATTTTTTGTAAATGGATGGTTTTGTTGAACGTATATACATCCCATTTTATCTTCCCCAAATTGACACCCTTCTGATACATTGGGTTTATATATATCTGGTAATTGTTTTCTTTTAGATATTGAATCATGTATTGAATCATCGTACGTATATCCAATTACTTCAATACTTTCATTTTCTTCTATACCGTGTACAGCACACCATGCCTTTTCCTTATTTTGATCTTCCGATAAGCTATCACATGGAAATTGTTTAGTAGACATATAAGATTCTGATATACGTGGTATTTTAATACCATCTTTTGTTATTTTTATAGTCTGAATCTCAGATGATGGTTGAAGAGTAGCAGGTGAATCATCATCATTTTTTAATATAAAAAAAAGTACTATAATTAATATCAAAATTAATAAACCGATTAAACCAATTTTGGTTTGGTCCATTTTATATTATATATAAAGTCAATATTTTTAATGTAAAATATATTCTTTGATAGTATTAATAAAGATGAGCCAGTTAATGCTCGACGATGAAAAAGCAATGAGTGATGTTAACCCATTTACTGAAAAGAATAATTTTTTTCCACCTGGTACAAGTAAACAAATGATTGATTTTGAAAAACATCAACCAGGAGAAGATGAAGAAGAGGAGGAGTATGTTAGTCCCGCATGTGGTGTTATAACAATGGGTGTTGGACGCATAAGTCCAAAAGAGAAGTGTGCGTTATCTAGACCCCTCATACCAGGAAGGAATATAGATACCGGGTTTACAGTACGTGAAAAAAGTGAAATGAAAAAGTGTAAAGAAACACCTGATCAAGTTAACATGTCAGCGCTTGTTAGTATAACTTGTCTGATTCTATTAATTGCGATACTCTAAAAAATTTAGTAAGCCTGTAATGATTCGTAGATGATTCTATAACTCTTGGTATGGTAGTTATACAAAATTCTTTCATCATACGTTTCTGCCAACTACACGTTAAATTAATTAAAGGTGGTATAAATGTTGGGTCAAGTATTTTAATCATATTCATAATACGAAGAAGTGAATATGAATTTTTATTTTCTAGTAGTATATTTTCCAATTGTACCAATGCCATTTTCCGTATGGTTTCGGTAGTTTTGAATACCATAGTATCTAAAAACTGTTCGTATCGTATAGATTTATTATCCGAATCGTACCAGTTTGAAAATCTTTTACTTACAAGACGTGTATTAAAAGAATCGGTGAACTGTTCATAACCAAAACCTTCTATATATTTATCGTATGTGATTTCTAGTATATCTCTATTATCTTCTATATTTATAAGTTGTCTATAAGATTTTATAAAATAAGCCATCAAATTATATATTTAAAGAGTTTATTTTCTTTAAGTTTTAAATTATAATCCAAATTTCTTTTCCTTTTCAAACTTAAGTTGATTCTTGAGATTATCTAAACTATTCTTTTTCTTGAGGTCTAAACCTTCACATACGTGTATTTCTAACTGAATACATCTATAACAGAACCCTAAATTACAATATTTACAAATTATAGGAATTCCCTTTTTTTTACATTTAAAACAGGGCATATTTTTATAACCTAAGTTAGCTTTAACTATATATTTTTTAAGTTAAAAAATGAATGAAATTTTTTGTTCAGAGTTTGCTAAACCTGGTACTTATAGGTCATTGGCAAATAATACGTTTTCTTATATACTCACACTCGATGAGTTTCGTAATGAAATTCCTATTGAATATAGACCATCGTGGGTGAAGCTGACAACAATAACAATGATTTCAAAATTTCAACAAGATATAGATATTGGTAAAATCAAAGACGTTTTTCAACATGAGTCTTTAAATGGTAAAATACGTTTATATAAAGATGATCATAATGTAGCATGGAAATGGGAATTAAAACCAACTACTTTTTATAATCAGATTACTCTAGTGTATAAGGACTGTTATAGTACAAAATCTATCAAGATATTTCCAAATGGGAGTATACAAGTTGCGGGGTGTTCAGATTTATTTGATTGTAGACGAATAATCAGTCAACTTTCATATGTATTTAATCTTGCAATGGGTAAAGACTGTATAGCTCCTATTGAAACTTTCAGAGTTGTCATGATAAATTCAAATTTCAGTTTAAATTACAAGATAAATTTGTTTAAGGTTTCACAACACTTTGCTAAGTATTCAGATGTGTTTAAAGTATCGTTTGAACCAGATAAATATTCAGCGGTTAAGATCAAATTCAAACCAGCTGATAATATGAAAGAGATCACAACGAGTATATTTGGTACAGGAAAGATTATTATAACTGGTGCGGAAACTTTAAAAGAGGTTGCATTTGCATATAATATTATTAACAATACCCTAAATGATATAAAAGATGTCAGGGTAGAACAATGTGAGGAAAGTAAAAGAGAGATTTTTGATGATTTTTCAGGCTATAAAATTAAAGATTTTGTAGATCATCTTATTAAAAAAGGATTTAAGTCATGGAAGTTGACAACAAAAAATAGACAAATTAATTTCTAATGTAATACTAATATATAAAAATGTCTCAAAGATTGGGTATGGCCGATGGTCGATGTTATACAATAAATAGCTCAAATCAACTTTATAATAATTATATCATGAAAGAAAATGGTATTTCTTTCGAAGATAATTACTCGTTTAGAAAACTTCTTCAACAAAAAGGTCCAGAACTTTTGAAACCATCGCAACAACAACAAAAAGATCAATGTGGATCGTGTGATAAAGCACTTCTTAAAATGCCAAACATTTATTAAATATTAAATTTATTAAAAAAAAATGTACATAAATTGTATATGTCTACTACATTAATAGTTGGACTTTTATGCTTTTTATGCTCATTATTATCTTCGGGTTTAGTACAATTTACATCTTTTGTTCCAGGAACTAAAAAACATTTTATTAAAACGTTTAGTTTCGATGAACTTCCTGATTTGGTAAAAAAATTAGAAAAAGATGGTAATTCTGAAGAAGTATGTAATGAATTTACAATATTTTTAAATAAATTTGTTAAGAAAATGGAAGAAACTGAAATAGATATTATCACACATGAATCATGGGATTTAACTGGAAAAGATAATGTCAATGTTGTTTTGGAAAATGAAACGGGTACATCCATGTTAGATTTTTTAACAATTATGGGTTCAATAATAGAAGGCGATGCATGTGACAAAGATAGACAGGAAAGAGGTAATTTTTTGCTAGATCATCATACTAAAATAAAAGGTAAAGTGGATGCATCTGAAAGTGTTGATACTTCGTGTTTAAGTCTTTATAATGGAAAAAAATATTTTAATGAAAATGAACAATGGTCTACTTGGGATTCTAATGAAAAAAAATTTGTTCAAAAGGATTTTAAAACAATTTTTAGTGAAATTGAAAAATGGTGTGGAGATGTTTCATATAATCCTTCTCCCAGTCCAAGTACGTCGTAATACGATTAATAAATTCTTTAAGTGTTCTAGATAATGGTTCAATGTGCTATATGTCTGAACGATGTTCGACAGACTAGAAATAGTAAGGCTATAAGATGTGGACATGTTTTTCATTCACATTGTTTGGAAAAGTGGAGAAAAAGGGGTAACAGGACATGCCCGGTATGTAGAAAAGTTTTTGATGGTTCTAATTTTAGGGTTATGATTACTGTATTTAATGATTTTGAGGCGACTTCAAATACAGTAAGTGTTGAAAATGAATTTATACTCGATGCTTTGGACTTGATATTTTCATTAAATCACGAGGATGATTTATCTAGTATTCTTAATGACTTTGGGATGAGTATGACCGACTTTGATTCCTCTATTTTTAACGCAGAATGAACTACAGTATTTCTTATATGATAACCCAGGGTACGATTTTGATGCATATCTAGGGTCTAGTATAGCTTTACCTTTTGCATCAACTAATAAAGGTGTAGTTGCCCAACCTCTTTTATGACTAAAGATATTTGCTTTGAATTTTAAAAGTTTACCAGGAATACATTTACCAGAATTTATTACCCTTGATACAGGGACTTTAAAAAACTTAGCAATGTCTTCGTACGTGTTTCCTTTCTTTACTTTATATTCTACGAAACCGTGTTGTTTATAAAAGTGAAAATCACCTTGTCTAAAGTAATTTTTTTTATTACCAGGAGCAACAAACATCATCACTTTAAAGTGATCTGGTTTACATTTAGTACTTGCACCACAAATATATACTTTTTTTGGATTATCAGCAACTACACGTTGGGGTAAACCTTTACAATGTGTATATGAATGGTTTAAATTTTTTATACCGGCTCTCTCACCTGGTATACTTTTACTCATTCTAAAACTTTCAAAATCACCAACAGCGTATGCATAACAATTATTGTTACCTATACCTATAGATCTACCCCACCACCGTTGGGTAAATCTAGTTTCAGAACCACTCAATGGAAGTTTTTTTACTACCTTTTTATTATTTGTTTGTGGTTTACTCATTAATAATATCACAGAAAAAAATATTATTAATAGATAAATGATTAAAGACCTTGTTAACGCCAAAAAAATGAATGAAGTTGTAAGTGAAATTCTTATATTTACTCTTATCCTTCTTATCAGTACATTTGTACTTAGATTTGCGTGGAATAGATCCTTGGTAAAACACATTACAGTGCTTAAACCAATTAATTCTATTCTCGATGCGTTTATTCTTTCCCTTTCCCTTGCGGTCATTCGTGGAGTTTAAACTTCCTTATAACCAACTACCTTTTCACCTTTAGAACTTTTCATAACTGGAAATGCTTCAATTCCATCGCAATTGCCTTTTTCGCAATCGATGAATTTGTAAGGTATATTTTTCTTTTTTAAGTATTCCAATTGTTTGGTAGTCCAACCACACCAAGATGTACCATAAACCGTCCATTCAACTTTTTTATCACCAACTTTCTTAGTTTTCTCCAAATTCTTTTTCCCTGTGTTAAGTAAAATATAAATATCAATAACAATAAGTGCTAATATAGCAATCATATCTTTTATATAATTACTTTATATATTTTAATTTCAATTCATTACATATTTTTTTAATAGTTTTACCTTGTGGATCTATATCCATAGTTCTGGCTAAACGCACAAGTTCTTGTTTTTTATAATTAACACACTTCCTTTTATTTATTTTAATATACCCTTTTTTAGCCATTGAAACTTTTGGTTTTTGTGGTTGTATTCTTACTTTTATACCTGGACGTTTAATAACCTTTTTGTTATTTTTGTAAGCGAGTTCTTTTTTAATTTGTTCGAGCGTTTTTTTAATAGGTTTACCCCCGTGTTTAACAATTATATTTTTAGGTTTTATAGGCGTTTTTTTACCTATTATTGTAGTAATATCTAACGGAACAACTGCTTTCTTATAAGGGGAAAAATATCTATCGTTAAATATTTGTTTAAATGTTGGTAAATCGGGGTGACCCAATGGTGAAACACGTAAACGATAATCGTAAACTTTATAACTGTCTTTACGTAAATATTCCATCGGTAATATTCGCTCTATAAATGATATTGTTTCTAAACCACTTTGTATTCCATATCCTTTAATAGAAGCTCTCATTCGAGTTAAAAAACAATGCGTGTCATATAAATAATGTGAATTTGTTGAAATACCACTGTGTTTTTGATACCATGCTGGATCGTAATTTATTTCTGGATTTTTAAAATTTTTTAAAGTTGATAATCCAAAATCACTTATAAGTGTTTGTAAACCAATGTCATGAACTTTAAACTGTGTGTTATTTATTTTTATTATTTTTACACGAGATGGTTTAGATGTATTTATTAGTATATTTTCCAAATGTAAATCGTTGTGTCTGAACGTAGGGTATTTTTTATTAATTTTATATAAAGCATGTAAAATTTGTGTTATTATAGTTCTGAAATGTATAGGTAACAATTTGTCCTTGTTTATTTTTAAAAAATTTAATAAATTTCCATTATTTGCGTATTCTGTGTATAATATAGACATTTTATCACATTTTCTAAGTGCAAAAGGTTTAATACCTCCAAACTGAGAAATATATTTTCCCATTTTGTATTCGTGTTTCATTAATTCATCATATCCTTTTACAATTTTTATAGCAATTTTTTTTGTACATTCTTTATCTATACATCCCATAAAAACTTCACCAAATGCACCCGTACCAATTTTTTTTGTACCTCTTTTTAATAAGGTAGATGAATTTTCTATAGAGACCGAAGAATCTTTATTTTCGGGTGTATAAAAAACATTTTTGGGATAACATCCCATATCCTGTATAGTTGCAATAAGATTTTTACCTAAATTTATTTTTTTTGTATATGTATTTTTTTTATTTTTTGCGAGAATGGCAATTTTTTTTAAATTTTTTAAATGACGTTCACGTTCCATGACTAATGTATTAAAATATTTTATTCGTCGATAAGGTCATCCATGATTTCCTCTATATATTTATCTTGATTTTGATCATTATCACCTAGGCCTTGAAAAGCAAATTTTGGTAATCGAGTGGATTCACCACAGAGAACTTGAGATAACCTGACACTTACACCAAACTTATTATCAATGAACCAAATTTGATTAAATTCGACAATACACATACATCTTTGTCCCTTTTCAATTTCATCAACCTGAATTTGTTCTTTATTTGAATTATACGCCTCGGAAATAAAATCACCTGTTTGATTTGTTTGGACTTTAAGTTTAAGTGTATCTGGATAACCTTCCTTTCCCTGTCTAACCAATGGTTTATACAAAGCTTCACGAATAACGTTAATATCGTATGCTTTACCAAGCCATTCTTTTGAATTTTCAGTAACCGTTTTAAGGATAATTTCATCGAGTTCTTTCAGTTTTACTGAAAGATCTTGAGATTCCACGTTATCCGTGTCAAAAGATAGGTCGAGTGAGTATGAAGTTTTGTTAGTAGCTTCATCTGTAAACGCACTCAGACCAAATGGTGAACGCATAAAAGGGAGTTGTAAGTAGAGTTTCTTTTTATTTCCGGATAACATCACGGATTTACCACCGTTTTTATTTTTCTTCAGTTGACTGAAGTTAACCGACGATGGTTCGAATTGGTTGGAAACTTGAATATTATTAGACATTTTTTTTATGTATATCATACGTTTAGAAACTTTAAGTTATTTTTTTTCTATGTATAAACTAATATAAAATGTCGTGTTCGTCAGGTGATAAAAAAGATAAAGTGAGTTTTCTCGGTAAATGGGCTGATTGTGGATGCGGGTGCAATGGTAAGAAACAGGAGAAAAAGTTTTTGATTTCCGTTATGTCTGCTCTTATATTTTTCATAATAGCAAACCCAACAACATTTAGAGTAATGCGTAGAATATTTGGGTCGTGGATTTCTACACCAAACGGGTGTCCATCTAAAAATGGTTTAGTGTTTCACACATTCGTTTTCCTTTTAGTTGTTTGGGGTATAATGAATATACCCGGAACTGAAGGTTTTATGATTATGGAAAGTCCTTCTCCTTCCGTAGAACCCAAAGAAGTTGAAAAAGAAGTTGAAGAAGAAGTTGAAGAACAAAAAGTTCAACCCGCTATGGTCGATATGCCCATGCCTTTACCAGGTATGAGTGAAGAGCAATTTGCGACTATTGATTCTGGTTTAGAATTGGGATCAATGGATTTAACTGATACTACGGAATTACCAATACCAGGTAGTTTTGAAACTATTGGTAATGCTGAAACCGTTTCTTGTGCGTGTTCAAATGGTAAGACAGTTACTATTAACTAAAAATCTTCATTGAATTCAATGGAAGTTGAATCTTCATCCAATTTTCCATAATCACCAACTCGCTTCTCGAAAAAATTAGTTTTTCCATCGAGTGATATATTCTCCATAAAATCAAAGGGATTTTTTGTACCCCAAATTTTATCGTGACCACTCTGTTTTAGCAATCTATCTGCAACATATTCTATATATTCCGACATTTTATCAGAATTCATACCTATCAAACTACATGGTAATGCATCCGTGATAAATTCTTTTTCGATTGAAACTGCGTCTCTAACAATTTCTTCAACGACAACTTTACTTAATTTATGTTTTAACATTTTAAATAATTCGATCGCGAACTCTAAATGTAAACCTTCATCCCTACTTATAAGTTCATTACTGAAACATAAACCAGGGAGTAATCCTCTTTTCTTTAACCAAAAAATAGCACAGAAACTTCCTGAAAAGAATATACCTTCGACACAAGCAAACGCCAATAAACGTTCACCAAATGAACGTTCACGACTGAACCATTTCATTGCCCATTTTGCTTTATTTTCTATACAAGGTATCGTCTGTATAGCTTCAAATAACTGTCTCTTTTCAGTTGGATTTTTTATATATTTATCAATAAGTTTACTATATGTTTCCCCATGGACCATTTCGTTATGTTCTTGGTACGCGTAAAAAGAACGCGCCTCTGTATATTGAACTTCACTCGCAAAGTTATTATTTAGGTTTTCGAAAACTATACCATCAGATCCTGCAAAAAAAGCAAGTATATATTTAATAAAATGTTGTTCATTTTCACTTAAACTTACCCAATCGTCCATATCTTTTGAAAAATCAATTTCTTCTGCTGTCCAGTTAGACATTTGTGCTTTTTTGTACATCGTCCAAAGATTTTCATGTTCTATAGGAAAAACAGTAAACCTATCCAAAGTTGGTAATAGCATTGGTTCGGCGTTTTCTAAATAATCCTGAAATTCAAAATAAGTTCCGATTAATTCATCATTCAATAAAATTTGTGGGTAAACCGAAGCTCGATCACCGCATCTTTTTTTTAGTTCATTTTTATCGACCATAATTTTTCTATTTTCTAATTTATACTCCTTACATAAATCAACCGCCATATCACAGTATTGACAACCTTCTTTTGATAAAATTTCTACTCCCATGTGTGCTAATATCTATAAATATTTTTGTATGAAAACTTTAATAATGATTAATATTTCAGAAATCCAGCCTGGTGAACTTGTAAAAGTTCTAGTGAACTTAGAAGATGATATAGAAGATGAAATGTATGCCAAAGTGAAGGAAAATAATAAAGATTACCTCGTCGTTTATTATTATTTAGAAACTTCAATGACTTATAAAAGTGCGCCACTTTATGAACTTGATGAGAATGATGAACTTGTACAGGAAGAAAACATATCAGAACATCATGAATCACAAGAATATTTTTATAATGTTAAGAATAATTTATATGCTATGATAGATGAAATAGATTCAGATGACGATAGTGAAATAATAGATGAATCTGATGACGATGGTTCTGATTTAGATGGATTTATAGTACCAGATAGTGAATGTATAGGTATGATATCAATACCAGAAAATCATAGACAAATAAATAAAGATTGGAAAGACTGGGAACCTAGGAGCCCTGGTTCTATTAGATATAAAAAAATGGTCGATGATATAGAAAAATTTGCAAAAATACAAGAGGATGAATTAAATTTTTAACCTAAGTGCGAATAATTTTTTATTAAAATTTAACTATTGAATGTATATATGGAAGAACTGGCTGCTATATGGTCCGATGTGGACAAATTACTAAAAAAACCGATATTAATAAAGCCAGTAAATAAAAATTTATGTAAAAATTGTAATGTTATTAAGATTTTTACTCGAGAAGGTATACCTACATGTCCTTCATGTGGTTTAGTAGATTTACAATATATAGATGAAACTCCAGAATGGAGGAGTGGTATATCTGATGATGGTAAAGTTACAGATAATTCAAGATGTGGTAATCCGAATTCTAATCCAGAATTATTTTCAGAATCTTGGGGTAAAGGTTGTATTATATCAACTAGGAACACGTCTAGTTATAAAGATAAACGAATGGCTAAAATAAATTTTCACCAATCCATGAATCATAAAGATAGATCTTTATTTCATGCTTATAAAGATATTGATGAAGCATGTTTATTATTACCAGAATGTGTCCTTAAGGATGCAAAAATGATGTATAAAAAATTCAACGATAAAAAATTAACACGTGGAGCTGTTAGAACTGGTATAAAAGCAAATTGTGTATTATTTTCGTGTCGAATGTCAAAGATACCACGTACAACAAAGGAAATAGCTGACATGTTTTCTATTCAATCAAAGGATATAAGTAGAACATCTCAAATGTTTAAAACTGTAATGTTGGGTAAAACAACAAATTCTTATACAACTTTACCACATGATGTTATGCAAAGATTGTTAAATGCATACGATGTTTCTCGTGAAGAGAGATTAAAGTGTAATAATATGTGTTCTAACTTGGAGTCTTGTTCAGATTTAATGAGTAAAACACCAAATAGTGTTGCATCTGTTATTATATACATGGTGTTGAAAAGTCGTGTTAGTAAAAATGATATTTGTGAAAAATGTTCTATTTCTATACCTACTATTAATAAAATTGAAAATATAATAAAAAAATACTTAGAGGATAAAAACAATTAAAGGGTAATGGAACGTAAATTCAGAAAAAAACTTTTCATTAGTACACCCTGTTATGGTGGTTTATGTTTGGAAAAATACATGATAGGTATTATTCAATTACAACTTGAACTTATTAGGGAAAATATTCATTTAATGTTAGATACAACAGAAAATGAAAGTTTGGTTCATAGAGCAAGAAATGTTGCCGTTGGTAGATTTATGCAGAAAACAGATTGTGAATATTTTATGTTTATCGATGCGGATGTGGATTTTGACCCAAAATCTGTTGTACGCCTTTTAGATTCTGGACATGATATTTCTGTAGCTGTTTATCCTAAAAAGGTTGTCATGTGGGATCAAGCTGAAAAAGCTGTCAAAGAAGGTGATGAAAGAGATTTATCTCTAGTTTCGTCAAGTTTGGTCGTAAATATAGGTGCTACAAAAAGAAGTGTAGAAAATGGTTTCGTTGAGGTTTTAGATGGACCTACAGGTTTCATGGTAATAACAAGAAAAGCCCTTGAAAAAATGCACGAACATTACAAGGATTTAGATTGTAAGAATGATCATCAAAATAGAGATTTTGATGATTATTGTGCTGTATTTGATTGTATGATAGATCCAGATAATAGAAGATATCTTTCGGAAGATTACGCATTTTGTAGAAGATGGCAATCAATAGGCGGTAAAATATTTGCAGATGTTCATACTACTTTGGGACACGTTGGTAATTTACCATTTTATGGGTGTTTAGATGAAAGGCTTAAGGCTTAGATTGTAATATATAATATTATGAAGTTTTCTACAATTTTAGTTACTCGAAGTAAATCATGTCACGTTAAAACTTTACATAATATTCTTAGATTCAACATCATGTGTTTAAATAAGGGTGGTGTAGAAAATGAAGTTTCATTTGTTAATGATGATCCCTATGATAAATGTGAAATGATTCAATCAAAAATGAAAACACACGATCGTATACTTTTTATAGATTTTGGTGTACAAATGGATGATTCTAGTTTGGAAAAATGCTTTGATGATTACGAAGGTTTAGGTTGTTTAGTTTTTCCAGCTGTTAAGGAAGGTGTCGATTGGAACTTATTTAAAAGTAAAATTAAACAGGGTTCAAATGAACCTGTTAACCAAATGGGTTTACATTTTGATACAGAAGTTTTGAATAAAATTTCACCGGATATATATAACGTAAAAAATACAAGTTCTAGATGTTGGATTATTATGTGTAAAAACGTCACTAAACATATAAAAGATAGAAAATATGGCGTTTATAAAGTTTTCCCCCGTATGGAAATAATGTTTAAAAAATTTCAAGAAGCTGGTGTTAAAATTCATGCGTATACTAAAGCTAAGTTGGTCATGACATATAGTCATGAATGTATAAGTAATATTTTGGGAGCATCTGGTGTTAAATCAAATTAAAGAATATATTAAATAATATAATAACATGTCACGAGTTTTTGTAAAGAAGGATGATCCTCTTTACAAATACGCGATTAACTTCATGGAAAAATCATGGGGTACAAAGGGGATATTTCCCGGTTGTCAACCCATTTCCATAGAAAGGAAACATTTTGATGTATTATCAAAAAATGATTACGTCGTATGTGAAAAAACAGATGGTGTTCGATATATGATGATGGCTTTATATTATGATGATCAAAAAGTTTGTTTATTCGTAAACAGAGCCCTTGAAATGTTTAAAGTTTCTTTGAATTTTAGAATGAATATATTTAAGGGTACTATACTTGAGGGTGAATTATATGAAAATATGTTTATGGTGTACGATTGTTTAATGACATGTGGTGAAGTTGTTGGTAATAAAGATTTTTTTGAACGTTTGGAAAATTGTAAAAAAACGGTAAAAAAAGCGATGATATTAAACACCGATACAATTTCTTTGAAAGTTAAAAATTTTCATTTACATAAAGAGTTTCGAGAGTTTATGGATAATTATCTACCAAATGTAAAACAGGAAATTGATGGTCTTATTTTTACACCCGTAAATGAACCTATTCGTATAGGTACACATGAAACCATGTTTAAATGGAAACCGAGAAATAAAAATACAATCGATTTCCTTGTAAAAAAGGGCCCTACCGCCGAAACACCTGGATGTGTACCTGGTCAATATGTATGGAGATTGTACATTCAAGATAGAGGAAAACATATATTTGAATCGTCTATACCTATGGATAAAATGAAAAATTATAAATGGTTACGCCAAGGTGATATTATTGAGTGTATGTATGTGACATGGGAAAATGGACCGATTTGGTGGAAACCACTTAAGAAAAGAACTGATAAAACGTTTCCTAATAGTAGGAGAACGTTTTATAGAACACTCGTAAACATAAAAGAAGATATTAATATGAAAGAGTTTTTAGATTGTATACCATAATAAAATGATTATCTTCTTTAGGAAACTGTTTTAATTTACCTAAAGTATCATCATCTTGTATTATCCAATCATCACCTAGTTTTGTTATAGACATGTAATGACCACCATATTGTATACCCTTATGAATTATAGTAGATCTTAACTCGTAAACATTATTTTTTATTTTTAATTGTTCTTCAATTTTTACGTAACTTTTTTTATCAAAAGAAATGAAAAGTATTTTTGGATACTCCGAAAATAAAGTTCGTGTTGTAGCCACGTTATGTTTTTTACCATTATTATCAACGTAATCCTCTAGTATGTTCCATTTATGACTTTCTTGTATCATTATATTTAAATCTTTAACATTTTGTTTTACGTTTAATATATGAATACAAAAAGGTGTTTTTATTGTATTTTTACCTACTGGTGATATAGTTATTTGTGTAATTTCTCCATATACAAGTTCTTTGATATAAGTGTAACTTTTTTCGAGTATATCTATTATACAAAAGAGTGCATCTTGAGAATCATGTGGGTGACCAATAACGAATCTTGGAAAAATTTTAACAAATTCTTGTAATACAGGACCTATAGTGAAAGATTTCGATTCCTGTGTTTTGAAATATATATGAACGAGTTGTTCATATGCACTTGTAAATTTACAATCACCTGTGTATTTTTTATCCAATATATGAGAGGATATTTCGTGTATATGTAATATGGTTTGTATAGCAGAATTGAAGTAACATGTATTTCCTAAATTTGTAAATCCGTGCATCTAAAAAAGATCAATAAAAAAGGCTTAAGAAGAAGACGCGAATATAAAAAGTAAATAAAATAAAATGGACGTTCGTAAATTGTGTGATGAAATCAAACCCACTCTAGATAAGTATAAGGATGAAGAGTATATAGAATTAGAATTCCGTTTAGGTAAATTCAATTCTTCATTTTTTGATACAAATATTGGAAAAGAAAATTTTTATAAATGTTTAGATGGTTTACAAAAGTATAATGGTTGGGAGAAAGTTGTTCAAAGTAAAACTGAAGTGTATTACCGTGAAGATGACAATAAAAGGTTAACTGTAGATGAAATAACAGGAGATGATACTCTTATAATAAAGGATAGAGTATATACACAAGATTTTAAACATTTACAAAATGTACCTTACGATATAAGATTGGGTGTATCCAAAGAAATACCAGCTGAAGAAGATGATAATAACGAATGGAATAAGAAAAAGAATAAAAATAGAATGTCATTCATTCGAAAAAATTTATCTATAGATATGACCATTTGTGATGGTGAAGTTGAGGATATGGATGCAGAAGATTCAAAAGTTTATCAAGTGGAATTTGAAATAATTGATCCTAAAAAAGTGGAAGATATAGATACACTTTTTAAAATTATTCATAAGATTAATGATTTTTTTAATATGAGTAATTATATATGTTAGTGTGGTTAGTAATTGCATGTATAGTATTTTTCATAATGTATTATGGTAATGATATACGTTACGAAAATGTACATGTATTGGGTTACAATTCTAAATTTTTTTACATGTCTCATGGTGAATCTACAAAAATATTTGAAAAAATGAAAAAAAATAACTTATCCGAAGAATCAATAAAGGAATTTGTTATGATGGAAGACAGGTTTTTAAATCTCGAAAGAAAATCAGTTTGCTCAAGAACATCGAGAAAATTAGAAGCTTTTGCACTTTCAGATGAAATAAAAAATCAATTTTTAGGGTATGATTTTTCATATCACGTGAAACATCTTAAACAGATATCCGAACCAGATAAAATTATAAATCGAAGTATAATATGTTCATTAAATAGTAAATAATACGTCTATGTTTAGGTAAATGTATTTTATTATAATTATCGTATACATGTATAATTAATTCCGAATCGTCTATGTATGTATTTTTAAAGTATTCTTTTAGATCACATTCATTATAGTGAAAATCATCCGTATAATAAAATGCAATTTCTAAATTAGACATTTTTAAATTATTAATTTTATTGTCTTCTGTCTTTTCTCTACCACATTTAATATAATCACATATAGTATAAAATATTAAATCTATAACACCTGAATTAATATCAGTTTTAAATTTTTCATAATTATCTATTATATTACGCCCTTTATTTTTATTAACACGAAATAAAAATAAATCGCGTGGATTTTCCATTTTCTATTTATTTACTTATACTTACTTTTGTTGTTTTCTCTTTAATGCTTTTTTTTGTTCTTTCTCAAAGTTATTAAATAAATTGTTAAGTGTTACTTTATTTCTTTTTGAACTCGAGTTAGAGTTAGAGTTAGAGTTCGAGTTCGAGTTCGAGACGGAGTTAAAATTCAAACGTTTGACAACACCATTATTTTTACGTGGCGTTATTTTCTTAATTGGTGGTCTTTTGATAACACGTTGAACTGTTTTTGTTTTTGTTTTTGGTTTTGGTTTTGGTTTTGGTTTTGGTTTTGGTTTTGGTACTGGTTTTTGTTGTTTTGGTCTAGGTGGTGAAGGTCTTTTCATGTTTAATGGTAGAGGTTCTTCACTTCTAAGTTCTCTAATCATTTGAATGTAACTTATAACTTGGTTGCTTTTAAGTGAAGGAGTTTTTGGTAAAGACATAACATGTCTAACGACATTTTTTACGACATTTTTACCAAATTTACCGTAAATCTTATTAGCTTCTTTTTCGATTAAAATTTTCTTAAAAACCTGTTTTTTATCTAATTTCCAATCCTTTACCATATCCTTTTTTACTTCATTTGCTACCATTTTTTTTAGTACACCATCTCGTGTTACAAATTTTTTATTATTTTCGAGTTTAGTTAGTTTATTTTTAACTTCACGAACATTTTTATTTATATTCATAACGTTTCCGTATTTTTTCATCCAAAGTTTACCGTAAAGTTTAATTAAATCATTTTTAATACTCGCTTCGTTAAGTTTACGTCTTCTATTTATAGGTAAACGTTTTTCTTTTATTTCTTTATTTTTCAATACTTTTTCCATTTCATTTGCAAGTGAATTTGGTGAATTTGGTGTACCTGGTTTATCTTGAAGTTTTTGACATAATATTTTTACGGTGTCTGTATCTTCTACCGTTATACCTTTAGATATAGCAAGTGATACGAGTTGGTCTTTTTTCAATTCTCTACAAAGTTTATCATCTATTTTGTAATTAGAATTACCTTTTTCTATTTTATCAAGGACTTTACATATATCGTCTTTTTTCTGTTTGTTTTTAATACCAACAACACCCAATTTCTTAGAAACTTCGAGTAAAACTTTTTTGGATAAACCTTTACATTTTTTACCTCCTATTTTCATTATACCGTCTTTATCGTACGTAATTTTAGTATTTTTAACTTTTGGTGTTGTTTTTCTTTTAACGGGTTTTTTCTTTGGTATTTTGAAACAACAATCATAACCTTGTGGATTTTTTCGAGATTCAAATCCATTTTTACAAGGTGGTCTTCTTGGTTTAGGACATGTTGAACCTTGTGTTTTTTTAGAAACAATTATTTTTTTATCTGCGTTAACATTTTTGTTAACCAAACCTATCGTATACCCATTTTCGTGTAACTTTTTAACAAGTTCTACACCTATAGAATAAGCACTTTCGAGATCATCGGGATTAGATTCACCCTGTACCTGAACAATACCTGAACCCGCCTTTCCAGTTTTTGTTGAAAATATAAATGTATGTTCCTTGTATTTTAAATAAAGAAACGGTGATGATTCTGGTTCGTACATGAGGAATGAAATCCCCCAAGTGCGTAATTGACGGTATTCACTTGTCATTTTGTATAATTGAAAATTAGTATTTGTTAAAAATTGACCTGCGATATTATTGTATTCTATATCGTTGTATAAAAATTTATTTTTTTGTGTGTATGTATCAACTATATAATTGCGTAAAGATTCTGGTTGTTTTTTTAAATTTTTAAAACCTAAAAATCCACCCGAAAATCTAATTTTACCATTTTTATAAATATTAAAACTAAAATTCTTTTTTTCTATACCGTTCATCATGTACCCGGAAAATTGTGCGGAAAAGAAGTTTTTATCTAAATCACCCTTTAAACCAAAATCTTTTGTGTGAACAACACCTGTTTGAAATCTTCCATATATACCCTTTATTTCACTTATGTCTACGGTTAAACCTCCTGCTATTGGTGCATGACCTTTTGGTTTCTGTTTCAATATATTTTTTATATCGATACGCGTTTCATCTTTACTAAATTGTTCATTTACTAAAGCATTGTATATACCTGGTTTGAATTTACCTACTCTAAGTTCGGAAAATGTGGAAGTTGTATTAGTTTGTGGTATTATTTCCTGTTGGACACGGGGTACAAACGGTTGTACTACATTTGTTCTCTGTATATCTACATTTGAATTCCGTACGAATTGTCTTGGATCAGTGTTCATACTTACACTATGCTGAGATTATTCTTCCATTTCTTCTATTATCACATCTACACCTATAATAAAATCCTGGTTTTTGTAGGTTTTTCCTGCGTACGTTTTTTCATTATTCCGTTTGATCTCCACACCTCTACTACTAAACGGACCGAGGTAGAAATCAGGATTAAACCTTGGTCGACCTAGATTGTTTTTAAAACAATAATTGAAAAATCTTTTTTTGAAAACTTCGAGTGGACAAAAGTAGGTTTCTCCGTGACCGTCGAATAAGATGACATCTGACTGTAAGAAATGTTCGAGTGGGTTCGTTACTGTTGCCACTTGTTTTCTAATTTGAGCGAAGTAGTCTGGAATGATATTCCAAATATCCTCACAATTATATTTTTGTGAGTATTCAAGGTATCCTCTAACGCACTTTTGGAGAATTATTGGTATTTCGTTTTTCAACTTTATTTCTAATAGAGGATCTGTATCAGCATCTCTAATCTGTTTTTTGAAATGCCAGGTCATTAATCGTCTCAAAATACTACCAGAGTTATCTTTCCAATTAGGAACTTCATTTCCCCCGAGTATACCCGGAACGATCCACGTCATGTTTTTTGCTTTTTCACATTTGACTGCAATAGATACATCTTCTCCAGATACTATAGACTGAAACTCTGCCTGTTCGAGTTGTAAATCACCTTTGATTTCTGGTGCAATGAAAAGTAACGCGTCATGTATAGAAGATAATCCAAACTTCCGTTCTACGTTATTTGAAAGTGTCCTTACATCGTCCGCTTCGTAAAATTTACTGAAAACTTTCGTAACGAGCGTTGATTTACCAGAACGCGCGATACCTTTTAAAAATGGTATGATTTGCCATTTATCTAGGTCGTTTAGTTCGAAACAAAGACGACCACCCATGATATACATCCATTTACATACATCAGGTTCAAATTCTTGTGAATGGAGAACCTTATCAAAATTTGGTGTAGGTATTTCAAACCAATCTTTATAATTATCGTTATAATCTTCAAAAAATGTATCAAAATATTTACAACTTACAATTTTTGGGTCGAGGTTTATCGCCTGTTTTGATTCATACGGATAAAATACGGATATGTATTTTTCTTGTGTACGAGACCACTCTTTACCGATGAATATACCGTTTCTGAAAGACCAGACGTGTCTATCCTTTACAATTTCTGGAAATTGTAAGTCGTAACAATCACCAAGATGTTTGATAACTTGATTAATTATAGTTGTTCCGTTATTTGTTAAATCTTGCCACAATTCAAAACGCGATTCTTTTGGTGCCATGCGATGAACGTAAGCCTTAATAAGTTCGGTTTGTCTCCATGCGCGCGTGTTATGACCTTCAGGTGTTTTAATTTGTACACAACAATAACCCTTGTACCTTTTTATATTATTTTCGTAAAGTTCTCGTAAAATAGCTAAAAGAGCTTTTTGGAAAACGTTAAGGTTTTCGAAATCCGGTGTTGAACACCTTAATATAGAAGGTTCTGAAGGTATATTTGCAGGTAACCAGGAGGGATGATGGACCCTTTCGTACATACGCGCGGCTCTATAAATAATAGTCCAACAATCGTCAACTTGATCAATGAGACGAGATAGACGAAGAGATATTAAATCGTCATCATCGTTTTCCTCGAAATTTAGAATACCTAAAGTATCAGCACGATTAAACATTAAACTAAGTTTATCCTTTATTCTTCTATATTCACCCTCAACATCAGAGTAATTAAATTTTTTTGGTTGACCGGTTTCTTCGTTAATATCGTTTTCGTCAAACCAATTTCTATATCCCAATTGGAAGGGTTCCTTACCGTTATTCCATGCCTTGATGGACCATTTATCTTCAAATTGGGAGAGGAGATTCATGAATGTTTCATGGTTTAATTCAGAAATTTTGTTATCCCACAGGATACTATTTGCTTCAATAGTGTTTGGTTCTTTAGCGGGATAATGTGTATCTTCCATATCTTATAAGTATTACTCGTTATTTTTCTAAGCCTTTTTTTGGATATGAGATAACATTTTAATCATAATTTTATTTTGTACTTCAAGCTGCCTGGAAATATTTACCAAAGCAGAACATAAAGTTTCACCTTCTTCAGATATAAGAACTGAACTTAAAAGGTTACCGAGATCCATAAAAGGGTCATGTTCATCATCATATTCATCATCTTCATTTTCTGATATTTCAAGGTCTTCGGAATTTTCCGATACAAGTTCCGTTTCGTCGATAAAAGATTCGGTATCATTGATATCGTCTTCGGAAATTTCTGATTCAATTTCAATATTTTCGTCGACACTTTCTTCATCAACATTTTCAAGCTCTGGTACAGGTTCGTTAGACATTTATATATAGTAGGAAAAATCAATTCGTGTTTTTTCGCGAAATCATCCGAAAAAAAAATCTCAGCCTATAGTACAAAAACAAACAATATGGCCGGTGGTCTCATGCAACTCGTCGCCTATGGCGCCCAAGATGTCTACTTGACTGGTAACCCAAAAGTCACTTTCTTCCAGGCGGTTTACAAACGCCACACTAACTTTGCGATGGAAAACATCGAACAAACTGTTAACGGTACGGCCTCTTCGTCTGGTCGCGTTTCCGTCACGGTCGCCAGAAATGGTGATTTGATTGGTGACATGTACTGCGAACTTCAATACAAGGTTGGTATCAGTGGCTGCTCCCACGCGTGGGCTGCGGAACGTGCGATCAAGGATGTTGAATTGTCCATTGGTGGTCAAAGAATCGACAAACACTACCAAAAATGGTGGAGATTGTACTCTGAATTGTACTTGGCGGACAGTGCCAAGGCCAATTGGGATAAGATGACTTCTTCGCAAGTCGCGGATACAACTAACGGTGTCCAAGTCTTTTTGCCACTCATCTTCTTCTTCAACAGAAACCCAGGATTGGCTTTGCCATTGATTGCCTTGCAATACCACGAAGTCAGACTCGACTTTGACTTGGCGTCCGATTTCGGTACCAACTTTACGTCTTCCTTCAAGGTTTGGGGTAACTACGTCTACCTCGACACTGAAGAGCGTAGACGATTCGCGCAAAAGGGTCACGAATACTTGATCGAGCAAGTGCAACACACTGGCTCCGATTCGGTCACTGCCGGTGCGACCAAGCAAGTCAGATTGTCGTACAACCACCCAGTCAAGGAATTGGTCTGGTGTGTTAACGGTGGTGCCCCAACCGCGTCGACTGATCCAAAATTGTGGAACTTTACTTCCAACTGCGATGTCGCTGATGTTGTGATGACGACATCTATTGACAGTGGTGCATTAATGGAATACGCGACCCCAGCCGCTAACATTGGTAGACCAATGATCCACGTTGGCACCGGGGGTATGATTGAAGCCTGGTCTGAAGATGCTATTGAGGACGGTTTTTTCAGAGGTCCATTGAAAACTCTCAAGTTGGTCCTCAACGGTCAAGACAGATTCAAGGAACAAACCGGTAAGTACTTTAACCAAGTGCAACCATACCAACACCACTCCGGTTCGCCAATGCCAGGGATCTACTCGTATTCCTTTGCGCTTAAGCCAGAAGAGCATCAACCAACGGGTACTTGCAACTTCTCCAGAATTGACAACGCGCAAGTTGCGGTCCAACTTAAGGACATGACACACGCCACAGCGTCTATGACTACACCATCCCTCGACATGTTCGCGGTCAACTACAACGTTCTCCGCGTGCAATCCGGTATGGGCGGTCTCGCGTTCTCCAACTAATCGTATATTAAACGTTTACTAGCAAATAAATAAAATTTAAAAAATATATACAAATAAAATTTAGATTTTAAAATTTAGAACAAATTTTAAAGTTTAACCTTAAAATACTTTTGTATTTTTTCGAGTACGTACCAATTTGGTTCGGTTTTTTCTGATTCGATTTTGTTTATAGTATCTAAAGTTTCACCTATTCTATGTGCAAGTTCAACTTGTGTATGACTTCTTTTTATACGTAGCATTTGAATTTTTTTACCTAATGTATCATTCATATTGTTAATCATTATAGTTTAACACCAAGAATACGACGCAGTTTTTGCATGATTTTATGGTCGGGAATTGATTTACCCAATTCGTATGACGAAATTATATCTGACGATACGTTAATTAGATTAGCAAGATCTTTTTGTGTATACTGTTTTGCGACACGTGCTCGTTGAATTGTTAAACCCGTTTCTTTACTGACTTTTTTGTGCGTTCCTAACTCAGTTTCGTCAAGTTTTTGTTCCGGTGATTTACCCGAATATTGACTCCGTTTAGGTAATTTTATCTCTTGACCCATGAACTTGACGTATTTTTCCTTTTCTTTTTCTTTAGTAACACTTTTACCGTGTATGGTAACTTCATCCCAATCTTGATGGAACATGTTTTATATTATAAATACTTAAAATTTTAAGTCTTTTTTTCTATAAATGGAAAGTGTTTATATATTCTTAATAATTTTTGGAACTGTGTTTGGTCCATGTGTACTGTTTAATCCGGTTGTTAAATGTTATTATTATTGGTTCCCATATAAACGAGAAAACGTTGTTGAAGTATAAAGTTTAAACCTGTGTATATAATAAATGATCGAAGCGTACACGGACGGAAGTTGTTTGGGTAATCCCGGACCCGGTGGGTGGGCGTATCTCATAAACACGGACCCTAAAATTGAAGATAAAGGTGGTAAAGATATATCTACGAATAACGTTATGGAAATGACTGCAATAATAAAAGTTTTAGAAAAGTGTATAGAATTGGGACACATGACCGTTCGTATTTTTACCGATAGTAATTACGTACGCATGGGTCTAACGGAATGGTCTAAAAATTGGGAACGTAACGGTTGGAAAACATCAAAAGGCGGTGACGTAAAAAATAAAGACGAATGGGTAAAAATGGTTGAGTTAATGCGTAAATTTGAAATAGTCGATATTAAATGGGTAAAGGCGCATAACGGAAACGTAAACAACGAGCGTGTTGATACACAGGCACGAGAATATGCTTATTTATTTTCTAAGAAAGAGTAATGGGAGGTAATACACCAGAACAACATCACTGGTGTCCAAAACAAGAAAAACTCCTTGTCGGATGGGCCGAAAAAGCTGCCGGGTACCGATGGCTCCATAATTATTCACGTATGTTTTATAAGAAACAAAATGATTGGTTATCGTACCCATGTATAATTATATCGAGTATCACAGGTGTTGGTGGCTTTGCAGTTTTAAGTCCTAACGATCAAACCATGTCAGATTCAAAAAAACAACAAATAATAGCGGTTCAATATTTTTTTGCGTTTTTAAACGTACTCGCGGGTATACTTACATCAGTTTCTAAATTTAATAATAGTACGAAAATGATGGAAACACATTCATCAATGTGTGTTCAATGGTCTAAATTTTACAGAAACATTGAGATGGAATTATCACTAGAAACCGAACATAGAGGTGAAGTTAATGTATTTGTGACGAAGTGTAGACAAGAGTACGATCGTCTTTTAGATGATTCACCAGATATTCCATCAAATTCTATAGATGCGTTTAACATGACATTTCCAGATAAAGAAAATAAACCTGACGTGTGTAATGGGTTAAACGTTATAGGAACAAACCTTGGTGGTAGTACCGATAGTGAATATGGTAAACACAAAATTGTCAAATGGTTAGCTAAATCAAGGGCAAACACACCCGATATAGAGACGGGTAGAAAAATGAGCATGGAATTATCACAAAGTGATTTACAGTCTCATTCGACTGTAAAACAACATAAAGGTAAGAGGTAATAAAAGAGTACGAATGATTGAATACAAGGAATACGTTTTACGATTAGTAAAAGTTGTATTTGGTTTAAAGTTTATGGTTGATATGTGAATATGATCCTATAGCTCAGTTGGTTAGAGCGCGGTGCTTATACACTACTAAGTATACCTAAGTGACTTTAATGACACAAATGCAACGCCGAGGCCGCGGGTTCGACCCCCGCTGGGATCACACCTACTTTTTAACGTGTATAAAGATATATCACGTTAAAAAGTAAATGATCAGAGTTTCTTCTATCCCCCCGTCACCCGAAAATAAACGTAATCAAATACGTAAGAATATTCTTGAAAATACATATAGTAAAAAGGTAAATATTGCGTTTCAAACGTTTGAGAACCCGCGTCTTCAGTTTAGGTTCGCGGAAGCACTCGATGAGGCGGATGAAAAGTGTTACGTTTCGGGAACATCAGAAGAGTGTTTTGCGGCGTGGCAAGAAGTTGATGAATTGGAAGATTCAATGATGCGTCTCGGTGTAGAAGTATTTCAAAACTATAGTATGCGGTACGGATCTCTCCTTCGACGAACATTCAAACTTAGATGGAATGTTCGTAACGTCGAGGACCATCACGTCATACCAAAAGAGTTCAAGAGTCACCCAATTATTGAAAAGCTAAACTATGATATCCACGCGAGTCAGAATATAATCATGATGCCGCGTGAAATTGGTAATTTGCGTGAGAATAGACTTACACACAGAGGTAATCATAAAAGGTATAACGAATATGTCGGTAACGTTCTCAATTCGATGGAAAATACAGATATAACTGAACCAGAATTTAAACAGTTTGTTGACTTTTTAAAAATTGGGTGTCGCTATCGTCCACAGGATATACCTTGGTCTTAAATTTATTTCCATGGAAAATCTGAATATCTTCCTTTTATGATATAGTCTCCTTTATCATAAATGTAACAACATAAACCATACTTATCGTTACCATTTTTACATTGTGGATGATATTTGTATTTATATTTATTTGATTTATTTCCGTGTCTTTGTAAACTTTCTCTTTCTGTACACACTTCTTCAAATAAGTATGTATTTCCGGAATTATACCCTTGTTGCAGTTTAGAACCCGAACGTTTTTTCAAAATGTTATACATTTCAACACAATTGTATAAGTAATGAGGGTTATTATCTTGTTTGATCATGAATTGTATTAAATCTAAGAAAACTGGATCTTTTGGTGGTGTTGCTATTATACCGTTATATATGGAATTATTGATTATTGATAGTACCGAGTATAAATAATCGTTAGTAAATATTTCGGAGACTGGTTTAATAAGTTCTGTTTTTATATCGAGATAAATACCACCAAATTGGTATAAATAACAGTATCTAAACAAATCGGCTTTATGAGGACCCTGTCTTAAAGATAAAAATTTTGAAGCAGTTTCAATACCGAAATATTTTTCAATGAAAGTATACGCTTCTGCATCATCATAAATAACGTGTTTATAATCTGGTGCATATTTTTTAATATTTTGGTAAACGTAAGTCGGTATTTTTGATTTTACGTGATACGTTTGAACAATAACACGAGGTGTTACTAATTCTTTTGGTTGTAATGGAATAATATCTTCCGAACATTTATCACGCGTTTGGTTATACAATTTAACTAAATTTTCACTATACGTTATATTTTTGCATATTTTATCAGCGTCCCAATTGTGTTCGATTGTATCTTTATACGGTCCTTTTTCTGCACTTTGTGTTATGAGATTTGGGTACTTATATAAATTAAGTTTCATACTCGATACGTAAGGAACAAGATAATCGCCATTTTTTCCTATTATGTCTCTATACTTTTTGTTAGTTTCTTTGTATTTGGTATCCGTAAAATCTTCAATACATTGATTAAACCAATCGATAATTAAAGGATCATTTTTTTGTGATTTTATTAAAAAGTTTTCTAAACACGTAATTCCTTCTTTAGAGAATCTATCGGCTTTAAAGCAAAAAACTTTATTATCTTGTGGTAACCAAGAAAACGCATTTTTATTAAAAAATATGGATGCATCTATCCATATACCACCAAAATTTTTCAATAAATAAAATCGTATTAAATCGGATTTATTTGCTTCGTTACTTGTTATTTTAGTGAAATAGTTCAATTGCGATTGTGGAATCCAATTGCTAACCGTACTCTTATTTAAAACACGTATATCTCTAAAACCACCAACACTCTGCCAATTTTCTATACACTTTTTTATTATAAGTGGTTGGTGCGGTGAATCCCAATATGACCACACAGTTTGACCATTTACGGAACTCGCCTGATGTTTTTTCATTGTTAGTAAAACTATAAATAGTAAAATTATAGATATTACGAGTATTGATTGTGGTATAACTGTCATACTTAAAGAATACATACATTATATTTTAGGGGAGCTATTGTCATATAGTGGTTAGTATCTTGGACTTTGAATCCAATCACCTAGGTTCAAATCCTAGCAATAGCTTGTATACGATGCCGTGGCCGAGTGGTCTAAGGCGCCAGATTAAGGCTCTG